TATAACACCATTAGGTACAGCTATAACTGGTTGTACGTTCGATACTGTAAATACTTCAGCTACCGTTACTGTAAACAAAGCAGCACATACATTACAACCTGGAGATCTATTTACATTTACTTCAGTGACACCTCCAACAGGAGCTGGATACACTGCTGCAAATTTTGAAACAAATACTTTTCAAGTAGTCACTGTTCCAGATAGTGATTCTTTTACTATTACAATGGCAAGCGCAGCAGGAACCACGGTCAACGGAAGTGGGTCTGCAACTGTCAATCCGTACATTAGTGCAGGTGCTCTAGGTTTTACTTATGGTTTTGGTTGGGGAACAGGACTATGGGGTGGAGGTCAACAAGTATTTGGAACTTTAAACGGAGCTTTATTAGATGACACTGCAGGTACTGGGGGGTCTGGAACTTCTATTACACTTGCATCAACAACTGGGTTTCCAACTTCTGGAACAATAAAAGTTGGCGCAGAATTTATTTCCTACACTGGTATATCTACAAATGATCTTACAGGAATTACTAGAGCAACTGCAGGTACAAGATCTGCACATGCATCTGGGTCTGGTGTTGAATACTACACTGGTTGGGGACAAGCTTCTTTAGCTTCGACTTTGACAATTGATCCTGCATCTTGGTCTTTAGATAATTTTGGAGAAAAATTAATAGCTACTATTAAAAATGGTAAAACATTTGAGTGGAATCCGATAAACTCAAATCCCAATGCATTAACTACTAGAGCAACTGTTGTAAGTGGTGCACCAGAAAAATCAGTTATGTCTCTTGTATCAGATAGAGACAGGCATTTATTAATGTTAGGAACTGAAACTACAATTGGAAGTGGTGGCACACAAGATAAAATGTTTATAAGATTTTCTGATCAAGAAAATATAAGTGATTACACACCAACTTCAGTAAACACGGCAGGTACATTTAGAATAGATGCAGGTACGAAAATAGTAGGAGCTGTAAAAGGTAAAGATTATACCTTAGTTCTTACAGATAATTCTGCTTATGTTATCCAATTTGTAGGACCTCCATTTACTTTCTCAATAAGACAAGTAGGTTCTAATTGTGGAGCTATTGGACAACACTCTATAAAATATGTAAATGGAGCTGTATATTGGATGGGGGAATCTGGTGGATTCTTTGTATACGATGGTACCGTTAAATCTTTACCATGCCAAGTTGAAGACTTTGTATTTACAAGTAAAGGAGATAACCTTGGGGTTAATTATCAAAACGGTGAATCAGTATACGTAGGACTTAATCATTTATATGAAGAACTTACTTGGTTTTATCCTAAAGCAGGTTCAGATTTTAATGATAGATGCGTTACTTTTAATTATCAAAGTGGAACATGGACAACAGGTTCTTTATCAAGAACTACCTGGACAGATGCCAATTTATACGATGTTCCTTATGCAACTGAATTTAATTCAACAACAACACCAACTTTCCCTTTAATACAAGGTGTAACAAATTTAAATGGTGGGACTATTTATTATGCTCACGAAGTTGGAACAGATCAGGTAGATACTGCAGGAAACAAAACAGCTATTGCAGCTTTTATTGAATCAGGGGACTTTAGTTTAGCCGTTGAGGGTGAAGCACAAATGTTTATGAGTATGAGAAGGTTTATTCCAGATTTTAAACTTATACAGGGTGATGCCCAAGTAACTATTTTACTTAGAGACTTCCCTAGTGATACAGAAACATCTTCTCCTTTAGGACCATTCACGGTCACCGGATCAACACAAAAGGTAGACACAAGAGCGAGATCTAGGTTTGCTAGTGTTAAAATAGCAAATACTTCTACAGACCAAAATTGGAGATATGGAACTTTTAGAGTAGATGTTCAACCAGATGGAATGAGATAATGGCCAGAGTAGATATTGTTATACCCGAACCTACCCCTGCTTATACTCAAGAAAACCAAAGACAAGTAGCACAGTCTTTACGAACGATGCAAGATAAGTTAAACACTTCTTATCAACAAGAATTAAAAAATGAACAAGATACTTTTAATTGGTTTATATCATGACAATTAGATACAAAAGCGAAACATTTAATTTAACAACTACAGATGCTACTCCTGTTTTGACGTGCCCTGCAGATGCAACTATACTTGTAAAAAATTTACAAGCAGTTCACGATACTGCAAGCAATGTTGATACACATGCTTTATTAACAAAGTCTGGAGGTTCAGCTGTAAAAATAGGTTATAAAGAACTTAATAAAACTCAAGCAAATATGATCGAAGAAACTTTAGCAATGGAAGCAAGTGATGTTTTATCAATGCAAGCAGGTTCAGCGAACGAAATAACAGGTGTTGTAAGTTACGCTCTTATAGACCGATCACAGGAAAATGGCTAAAAAATTTAAAGATTTTGTAGAAAGAGATCAACCTAGGAAAAGGCCTAGAAGACACTGCAAGAAACCTAATAAAAAAAAGAAGTTGCAACACAATAAAAAATATAATAGACAGGGACGTACGCAATGAGTGATTTACCTAAAATACCAGCAACTGCAAAAGAAATTATTAAAAATAAAAGAACAGGCAAAGTGTATGCTAGCAAAGTTGATTTTGATGCTGATGTTGCTGATCCCAATACTGATACTACTATGGATGACTTTAGGCAAGACCTTGAAATAAAAGTTACAAGAATTGGTGAAATGGGAGCTTTAACTAAAAAGTAATTAAAATATTTTCTGTGAAAATACTTTCTATTAATATTTCTCATAATCCATCTATTTGTGTGTATGAAAATAAAAGAATTACACACTACTTTGACGAAACAAGATTTGTTTTAAAAAAAGGTTATACCCCAGATAAAGATTTAAAAGTATATCAATCTATTTTACAAAAAATAAACTTTAAACCAGATTTTGTTTGCTATGTATCTTATGGTAGAAATTTTTCTTATAAATGTGGTAATGATCAAGACATTATAAATTGTTTACAAAAACAATTAGATAATCCTCCTTATTATTTTAATGAAAAACAACATCATATTTATCACGCAATAAGTTCTTTTTATTTTTCAGATTTTGATGAGGCGGCAGCTATTATAGTTGACGGTGGAGGTGCTTGCGCTTCTTATATTCCTTATCAAGAAATAGAATCAATTTATTTAATTAATAAAAAAAATGTTGTGCCTTTCTATAAGCACAGCACTTGTATGAAAGCAGAAATATCTAAAGATATGTCTCCTTTTAGTTTTTTTAAATACGTTGATGGCTTTCGAAATAAATTTAGTAATGAAATAAGAGGTGGTGCATCTTTTACAAAAGCATGTGGTGAAATTGGTTATGCAGAGGATGGTGAAAATTCTGGTAAAGTTATGGGATTATCTTCATATGCTTATACTGATAAAAAGTATAATTTAGATTATGATAATGTAAATATTGCAAAAGAGGTGCAAGAAAAAACTTATGTAGAAACTTGTGAATTAATAAATCAAGTAAAACATAAAAGTAAAAATATTGTATTATCTGGTGGTTATTTTTTAAATTGCTCTAATAATTTTAAATATGTTAAACAATACCCTGAATTAAATTTTTTTGTAGACCCTATACCACATGATGGTGGAACAGCTATTGGAGCTGCATTGTATTATGATAATTATAGAAACTAAAGAAAAAGCAGTAGACATACTACTGGAACAAAAACCATTAGTTATTTTTCAAAATGAAAGCGAATGGGGATCTAGAGCTTTAGGTAACCGTTCTATTTTATTTGATCCTAGAAATCCTGAAGCTAAAAACATTGTTAATAAATTTAAAAAAAGAGAATGGTGGAGACCACTTGCAGGGACAATATTGTTGGAACACGCACATGATTATTTTGATTTAGGTACATTAAAAGAAAGTCCACACATGTCGTTTGCAGTTTATGCTAAAGAGAAAGCAATTAAAGAAGTACCTTCTATAGTGCATGTAGATAATACTTGCAGGATACAAACCTTAAAAAAAATAGATAATAAAAATTATTATAATTTAATAGAAATGTTTTTTAAAAAAACAAATGTCCCTATGCTATTAAATACTTCTTTTAATTTAGCGGGCTACCCTATTGTAGAGAGTGAAGAATTTTTAGAGTGGACAGCTAACAATTCTGAATTTAAACATGTTTACAAACCATAAATTATGAAATATAAGACTTAAATGCAACCTAGAGGCGCTACAGAAATACAACATGAATTTTTAGAAAAATATGTTTCTAAAGATTTGTTAAGTAAATTTCAAATTTGTACATCAATACCAGGTAAAGTTCCACTAGATCCAAATAAAATAAATATACTTTGGCAAAAAAATTCTTGGGATCAACCTAACTTACAAAGTTTTTTTAGAAACAAAGATAGACATAATGAATATGATTGGTATGTTTTTAATTCACATTGGACTTTTGAAAAGTTTAGGTATTTTTTTCAAATACCAGAGGACAGATCAATAGTTATTAAAAATGGAGCAAGTCATTTTCCAAAAAGAAAAATATATAAAAAAGGAGGTTCAATAAGAATCTTACATCATTGTACTCCTTGGAGAGGTTTAAATGTTTTGTTGCTAGCAATGCAATTAATAAAAAACCCAAATGTTACTTTAGATGTGTATAGTTCAAATGAAATATATGGAAGTGAATTTGCTGAAAAAGCAAACCAAGATACAAAAGCATTATTTGAACAAGCAAATAAATTACCTAACGTGAACTATATTGGGTACAAGCCTCATGAGTATATTTTAGAGCATATGTCTGATTATAATCTTTTTGTGTATCCATCAATTTTTGAAGAAACATTTTGTGCATCAGCATTAGAAGCTTTAGCTGCAGGAGTTCATGTAATAACAACAAACTTTGGAGCACTACCAGAAACTTGTGCAGAGTGGCCGGTATATGTATCTTACACTAAAAATTTAGAACTTTTAGCTAGTAGTATTGCAGGGGCAATTGATGTCTGTGCAGATTATCTTCACACAGATACAATACAAAACCATTTAGATGAACAACAAAAATACTATAAAAAATTTTATAGCTGGGAAAAAAAGGGTATTGAATGGACAAACTTTTTGAAAGGAGCCTTACGTGTCAAACAATAAATAT